CTCGATATATAACGTTTGTAAGCAGTAAAAGTGTCAATGCTTGTGTCATATTTAAACTCATCGGGACCTGCAAATGTAAATGACTTTGGTTTGTATGGATAAGGTGCAGAAGGAATAATACTTACTGCTTCTTCCAATGTTTTTTCGCAACTGTGAATCTTACCATAACGCCATTGATATTCATTAGTAAGGGCAAGACCGTGTGCAAGTAACCACCATGTATTTTCTAGACAAGCATTTGCCCAGATTGTACAGGGATGATTGCGAAATGCACCCTTGTCTGTCTTGTATGGTTGACCATCAAGACGATGAAGTTTACCATAACCATGACCCCACTTCTCAGAACACACAATAGATAACATTTGACATGTCTCTAGAGGCATCTTGACAATGTGTTTGTCAGGTAAGCAACGTGCAGATAGAGTTGGTGATGGGTCAGTTACAAAGATATTCATTCAGATAATCTCCATTCCTTTCTCATTGTAACATAATCATCAGATTTTGCAACAATGTCTCTGACACGCTTGAATATTCTAGCCGACTCTGCGTATTTACTTGTCATATGATCTTCTTCCTGTGGTAATATTTCTCTCGTTCCTTTCTTGTATTTTCTACCTGAGTTATGATTAGCATATCTTCTTGCTCTGGTAAATCCCATCTCTAGAAATTTACGACACATATCCATGCCAATAAAATCTTTGTCATCCCTATAGTCTAGGTACATGGCAAAGATTTTGTTTGCAGATCTTACTGCTTCATCTGGAGTT